GTCCGAGGTTGCAATCCCAAGGCACTACCCGCGAGGTTGTCTCGAAGAGGGGCGTTGTATCGCGGAATGATGTTGCGGCAGAACATATGCAAATGATCGTGAAGGATCATTTTTCGCAGTTGCAGGTGCAGCGCGAACAGATAATGCGCACAGCGCGAAACGCACATAGGGTGTGGTGATGGCAAAGCCTGGGCTGTATTCAAATATCAATGCGAAGCGTAAGCGGATTGAGAAAGGCTCAGGCGAAAAGATGCGCAAGCCCGGCGCTAAAGGCGCGCCCAGCGCAAAGGCTTTTCGTGAATCGGCAAAGACGGCGAAGCGATAATGGCAAAGAACGCAAAGCTTTCTGTTGGCCGCGGCGAGAAGTTGCCGGTGTCAAAAGGTGCAGGGCTTACTGCGAAGGGCCGTGCGAAGTATAACCGGGAAACGGGCAGCAACCTAAAAGCGCCTGCGCCGAACCCGAAGACCTTTACGGATGCCGCGCGCAAGAAAAGCTTTTGCGCGCGCTCAAAGAGTTGGACTGGCGAGCGCGGTAAGGCCGCGCGTAAGCGATGGGGTTGTTAATGCCGATCATGCGGACGTATGAGTGCCCGGATTGCAATGGGCGCTTTCGATTTCTCCATATGACGCGGCAGGAGCCGCCGCCTGCGGAGTGCGAGCTTTGTGGGGCAAATATGGGCGGTGCGCCTGAACCCGCGCTTTCTGCTCCGGCTATTGGCGGTAGCGCAATCGCGCGCAGCGTGGATAAGATTTGGAACGACGCCTCAAAGAATGGCGTTGGCAATATGCGTGATGGCCTGCGAGAAGGCGACGTTGCAGCGCCTCGCGTAAGCAATCCAGTCACGCAATACGCTGATCAAGTCGGGCATCAGTATTTCCAAGGCGGCGCTGGCGCTGGCGTGCGGATGCCGACCGATCCGAATGTCTCGAACGTGATGACCATGATTCAGGGTAATCGTCCGACGAAGCCGCGGGGGATGAATCGGTGAGGCTTCCTACAGACCAAAAACGGCTAATTGCGAAGATCGAGCGGCTTATCGAAGAATGCTTTGATTCCGCTGACGATCGCGCAAGCCAAGCGCAGCGACTGAAGACTTGGGCCTTTACAGGTTCGGGCGATGGCGATGCTGCGATCTACAACCGGCTTGATCCGCATATTGACCGCATGGCGAGCTACTTGTTCTCGCCAGTTGATCTTCGATTCCATGTGGAGTTTGAAGATGAGGTTGATCCGCGGTTTCTTGCGCAGGCTGACCGCGCAGGTCAATACCTATCGAAGCAGATCGAAAAGGCCGACATTGACATTCAGTTCAGTGCTGGCGTAGAAGAGGCGCTTCGATATGGCGCCGCGATTCAGAAAGTCTATTGGACCAATCGCGGGCTTTCGTCAAAGCTTATCATGCACTGGAACTTTGGCGTTTCGCGCGAAGACCTGAACACTCTAGACGAACAAGAGTGTATGGTTGAGCGAATGCTGATCACGAAGGAAGATCTTTGGCGGCGGATTGCGCACTTACCGAATGCGCAGGAACTCTATCGCCGGGCAATTACCCAGGCACGAAAGAATACTTCTGGTGAAGAGCAAGACTCTTTCTTCAGGCAGGTAATTCTTTCTGGTTCGCAGCCGTCGATTATGACTGACGGCACAAACAGCTCTGCGATTGGCGGCGCCATTAACTCTACGATGGGCTTGCCTACTGCAACGCTTGCGCCAAGTATTGTTGCCGGGCTGATCAAGTTTTACGAGCTGACTATTCTTGATGACGAGCGCGGCGACTACACCACGCTACAATACGTTGCGCCTGATATTCTTATCACACAGGGTAAGCGCAGCAACTTCTTTGTCAATCTTGAGCACCCGTATACGCTGATCCAGCCAAACCGAGTGCAGAACTACCTTTGGGGTGTAAGCGAGATTGCCCCGCTGATTAAGCTGCAAGCCCTTTTACGCGAGCGGCTAATTGATATCCGCAAAATTATGGGAATGCAGTATGACAAGCTTCTGGCTTTCTTGGGCTTTTCTGGTATCACGGACGAAGCGTATGATCGCTTCCGAGAAAGCGGATTCATTTCTGAAGAAAGTCCGTCGGCTAAGATCGAAGACTTAACCCCAAGGCTTCCTGATGCCGCCTTCGCAGAGCTGAAAGAGATTCTTTCTTTCATGGACGATGTGGCAGGCTTTCAAAGCATTCTGTCTGGGCAAAGCGAACCGGGCGTGCGGTCTCAAACTCACGCTGCTACGTTGATGAAGACTGCTTCACCGCGCTTGCGCGATCGAGCAATTCTTGTTGAGCGGCAATGCTCTGAGCTTGGAAACAAGGCGTTCTCGCTGCTCTCTGCAAAGGAAGCAAAAGAGCATCTTACTCCTGACGGTGATGCTTTTATGCTTTCGCAGTTGCCGGAAAACCTTCGCATCGCGGTGGATTCCCACTCGTCTTCTCCGATTTACGAAGAAGACCACAAGCAGCTCGCGATCATGCTTAAGCGTATGGATATTATTGACGGTGAAACCGTGCTGGATCTTGTTCATCTTCCGATGCGAGATTTGCTGAAGGCGCGGTATCGCAAGATGCAAAAACAGAAGCAGGAAATGATTGCGAAGAATCCTCAGCTATTGACAAAAGGTCGCGGGAAGGGTATGGGTTAGCTGGTTGTCTTGGGAAGGGCACCAATCAAACTTATGGAGGGAAGTTCGCTTCCCTCCACTTTTTTGAGCGCGATTTACCGGAGCCATAACGGATTCCCAAGGTGTGAATGCAACGGGCAACTAAGTCTCCTTCGGGGGGCGGCGTAGAAGAACCCCAATGTCGGAGCCACCCCGCAGGTGGCGCTCGTGTAGGAGAATGCGCATGGCTCGCAAGACCCGCCGGATGGCGAAGCGTAAGTAATGATCCCTGCACCGCCGCAGATGCCTGGGACACCGACTCCGCCGATGGGGGCTCCCCCTGTTGGTGCGAATACGGCTCCGGGTCAGCCGCCTTTTGGTTCTTCCCCCGTTCAGATGCCGACGCCCGATCGCGGGCTACAAGCGGCCGCTCTGGCGCAGGTAAATGTGGCGGTGCAGATTCTTACGAGGGCCCTGCCGCTGATTGGCGCAAGTTCCCAAGCGGGAAAAGAGCTTATGCGCTCAATCCAGTCTCTTTCAAAGATTACGCCGCCGGGAACCTCGTCTCCTGGTATTGAACAGAATGCGCTTGTCGGCTTGATGCAGGCGCAGAAAGCAGACGCGCCTCAAGTGGCCGCGCTGCGTGCAATGGGTCAAGAGGGCGGTCCTCCGCCGATGGGAGCATAATATGAGCAAGGTTTTTAATTCTCCGGGCAAGTCGATTCCGAAGAATGATGGAGACAAGAACGTGATTCGCGTCGGGCTGGACAAGTCCGACCTGGGCGCACGCAAGAGCTTCCTGTCTGGTATCAAGGCGAAGTCGCCTGATTCCATGTCGATCCGCCACGTGAAGGGCTGACGAAGATGCCGTTGATCGAAGTTGAAGAGTCCGATTATCACACGGCTGCTGCTGCTAAGGCAGTGCTGGATCGTCTCGGTGGTAATCCGAAGACTCGCCGCAGGCTGCTGGAGGTGGTTAAGGAATTTAACCCTGACGCTTCGATCCCGGAACTCGATGCTGCGGCCCCGCTTGAAGCGAAGGTGAGTGCTGTCGAGCAGGCGCTGGATGAGCGCTTCTCGAAGCTCGAGCGCCAGCTTGCTGACCGCGACGCGACTGAATCGTTTTCGTCTTCGATTCAGAAGGAGCGCAAGAAGCTTCGCAAGGATGGCTGGGACGACGACTCCATTGGCAAGATTGAAAAGCTGATGGAAGAAGAGGGCTTCGTGAATTACGCAGCCGCTGCCGCCCTTTATGAGAAGTCTCTTCCGAAGGCTAAGCAGGATGAGACTCTCGGTGTAGATTTCACGAAGGATTGGGGCTTTCGTCCTCCTTCGGGAGAATCCGAGAATCCGGATTTGAAGCTTCTGTTCTCCGACCGCACGGGGAAGAGTTGGATGAACTCGCAGTTGCGGCAGTATCGCACTGAAAAGGCTGCGCAGAAGGCTGGTCAGTTTTAAGGTAACTACGGCGCAAGGTCCGTAGGAACCTACATTATAGGAGTTTTTGAATGCCTATCCTCGGAACAGGCGTCGTCCCGAGTGGCGACATTGCCAACGAGCTTTCGGCACTGACTCGGCGCGCCTTTATTCCGAAGGTCGTCGTTCAGTTCTACTACTCGACCCCGACTGCGATGCTGCTCATGGGCAACGCGCAGAAGGCGGCAGGCGGTCTGTCACAGATCACGCAGCCCGTGCAGGGCGCCTCGATGGTGCAGGGTGCATGGACCGGATACTCCGGCACGTTCACGAAGCCCAGCGTGATTCCCGGCGTGAAGAACGCTGAGTGGAATCTCGCCTTCTACACCGTGCCGGTGCCGCTGGTCATGGGTGAAGCCCTGATCCAGTCCACTGAAGCGATCCTGCCCATTCTCGACGTTCGTATGAACGACGTGTATGCGGTGACGGCGCAGCAGGTGTCGAGCGCGATCTTCTCGAATAACTCCGCAAATAACCTGATGCCTCAGGGTTTTGTTGAGGCGTTCGATAACGGTGGGCGCGTTGCGAACTACGGCGGCATCTCCCGTATCGCGGCTGGTAATCAGTATTGGCAAGGCCAGTATTACGATGCCGGTGGCGCCAACATCCTGAACCGTGCGACTATCGCGCAGTATCTTATCCAGATCACGGATAATGCTGGCGGCGAAGCCCCGGACTTCGTGGTGATGAGCCCCAGCGATTTCGCTACGCTGAACACTTCGTTCATCGGCACTGAGGTTATGAACCTCGATCCGGGCAAGACCGGGGACATGGACACCGCTCTGCGGTCCAGCTTCCCGAACCTGGAGATCAACGGTATTCGGATCTACATGGATCACTGGTGCCCCAAGGGCACGATCTATGCGATCAACTCGAAGTATACCGCGCTGTATATGAGCGAAGATGCCGCTTGGGCATTCTCTGGCTTCTATTCGACCGTGCCGCAGCTTCAGATCGGGCAGGTTGGCGTGATGATCCTTGGCTATAATATCATCACCTCGAAGCCTTCCAGCGGTGCGATTATCACCAACTTCACTGGAGGTGCCTTCTAATGAGCATCATCGCAATCGGGGGTAGCGGCGTTAATCTGCCGCTCAATCCCTTCTCGCTTTCGTGGACGAGCTTGAACGGCACGAACACGATTGACCTGCCTGCGGCTTCGAGCTGGATTATTCCGGCAGGCACCTGGCTGATCACTCCCGGTCGTTATACGACGGTGCAGTATTACGATCCGCTCACGCTGATTTGGCGCGGAATCAGCAGCTGGAATCGTTACGTCTCGGTGAACTCCGACGGCGTGAACTTCCGTGTAGCGAACCAGACCGGCACCCCGCTCGGTGCGGTTATCACGAACGCAGGCAGCGGTTATACTTCTGCCCCGGTTGTGACGGCTTCTGCGGGCGGCTCCACTTGGCAGGCGCTGATCAACAGCAGCACTACCGGGTTCAGCATTTCGGACACCATCACGGTGACGACTGCTGGCAGCGGTTACACGCTTCCGCCGATCGTGCTAATCAGCCCGCCGGCTCCTGGTGGCATTCCGGCTACGGCAGTTGCCACTCTTGGCGGTGGTGGCGTACTTTCCAGCGTTACCGTTACGAACAATGGCGCTGGTTATTTCTCGGCTCCGACGATTCGCCTGATTCCGAATCCGCTCGATCCGAACAACACTACCGGAGCTATTGTTACGGGTGCTGCGACCACGGCGCTTGGTGCTTCTGGCACGGTGGCAGCTCTGCGATGCACGTATAACGGCACGGCCCTGACCGCGCTTCCCACGTTGGCTTTTGCAGGCGGTGGTGGTTCGAGCGCCGCGGCTTCGGTCGTAGGCTGCTTTGCAGTTACTACCGTGACTGTTGGCACGGCAGGTGTTGCGCTGACCGCTCCGGTTTCCATTAATTCCGTTGGTGGTTTCCAGGCGGCTACGGCAGCTTCCGGCTACAAGAATCCTGCTATCAGCACGGAACTTCTGACGGTTCGCCCCGCGAACATCGCAGGCACCGGTACCACGACGCTGACGGGCTCCACCATCATTGATGGCGGTCTGTTCCATACCGCGCCGACCCCGCAGATTACGCAGGGTATCGTGGTAAGTGGTAGCCTTCCGACTACGGCTCCGGCCGCGACGTTTGCCATCGGCGGCGTCACGGATACGTTCGAGATCCAGGCCACCCTGTAATGGAAGGCGCTGCGTATGCAGTTGAGCGAATATCTCACCGCTACGCAG